TATAGAGCACAAATTCTAGCTCTTTTTTTCTTTTCATCATCATATTCTTTTATCCATCTCTGATCAACATTTAAAGAATTTTGTTCATATAGTTCTTTAATATTTTTTAAAGCCTTAAATTGACGATCAGTTAAACCATTGTTTTCAATATGAAAGTTTTGAATAGATAATAAAAACTTTTTTGTGTCTTCTGGTACTTGTTTTTCTAATAATTCATTTATCATAACAACGGCATTATCGTCTACTACTTTCTTTTTTCTTTCATATCCACTGTAATATAAATGAGAACTCATCTTCCCGCACCCTAACCATTATCCCGTCGCCACCACATGCTCCCAAATTGCAAGAACAGCGAAACCGAAAATAGATGTAAGCACTATCCACATTATTCGTGATTGCACTTCCTTCCAGTTTTCAAGTTCTCTGATTCTTGCGTAGATACCTTGATCAGGATCATAAACAACACCTTTTATCTTAGAAATATCTTCTGCCATTTCTTCTTGTTTTTCTTTTATTCCTTCAATGCCGTCCATCATTCTACCAAGTTTTCCATCTAATTTGATAAGCGCCTGTTGCTGATCGTCCATTTTTTTTGCGAGCCTCCGAGCGTACATATATAAATAGTGTTCCCGTCGCCTTTTAGAATTCAATGATCGCATGATTTGTTGTGATTAACGTCGAAGCAACAGAAGTTGCGTTCTGAAGAGCGGTGCGCGTAACCTTTACAGGATCAATAATTCCACGCTCATACATGTCTACGACCTCTAAAGAAGCTGAGGCAAAGTCTACTCCAAAGTTGTCAGTCTGATTTTCGACCTTATTCAAAACTATATCTGGTGATTCACCCGCATTTAAAGCCATTTGTTTAAGAGGTTCTTTAATTGCTTCGAATATTATTTTTGCACCAAGTTTTTGATTTTCATTATCGGTTTTAACTTTTGCACCTTCTGAAGCTCTGATTAATGCAACACCGCCGCCAGGAACGATACCCTCTAGCTGTGCAGATCGAACTGCTTCTAAAGCATCTTCAACTCTATGCTTCTTTTCGATCATCTCGACTTCGGTAAGTCCACCAACTTTTATGATTGCAACGCCACTCGCAAGTCTTGTAATCCGTTCTTGTAATCTCTCGCATTCGTGTAAGCTATCAGTTTTGTCAAGTACTATTTTAACTGATTCAATTCTTTTTTCCACTTCATCAGGATCTCCCTTTCCACCAACAAGGATGGTATCATATTTTGTTGCTTCAACTATTTTTACTTTTCCAAGATGTTCAAGCTTCACATCTTTAAGTTTCAATGTAGAGGATCGAGATATTAATTTAGCACCAATAGAAACAGCAAGGTCTTTAAGGATGCTTCTTCGCTCTTCGCCATATCTCGGCGCTTTTATAGCAGCAACCCGCATTGTGCCACGAATTGTGTTCATAATCAATGCCGCCAGTGCTTGTCCCTCTACATTCTCAGCAATAATTAAAAGCGGCTGATTTTCTCTAGCTACAACTTCAAGAACAGGCAATATTTGCTCAACCGATTCAATAGATTCATCTGCAATCAAAATATAACAATCTTCATATTTAACAATATCACGTCGAGCGTCTGTAACAAACTGTGGAGATAAATAACCAGAATCAATTCTGAACCCTTCTACAAACTCTAATGATGTATCCACAGATCTTGCTTCTTCGACCGTAATTGACCCGTCTTTACCGATTTTATCCACAGCAGTAGCAATCAGCTTCCCTATCGTTTGATCTCCGTTTGCAGAAATAGAGGCAATATGTGTTATGTCTTCTTCACTAGAGATTGGCTTAGCCATTTCCTCAAGATTTTCAACTATCACTTTAACAGCTTCATCCATACCCTTTTTTAGTTCGATTGGCGGTACACCTGCAACCAAATATTTTTGTGACTGATTTAAAATCGCCCTTGCTAAAACAGTGGCCGTTGTTGTGCCATCTCCAGCGTCATTGTTTGTTTGAACTGATGCTTGCTTAATGATCTGCACTCCTGCATTCTCTATTGGATCTTCAAGATCTGTAAACAGAGCAATCGTCACACCATCTTTTGTTACAATTGGGGTAGCATCTTTCTTTTGAAGAATAACATTACGACCTCTCGGACCCAATGTAGCAGCTACATTGTCTGCTAAAATATTTATTCCTTTTGAGAGGCTCTCGTGAAGCTGAGAGTCAGAACAAAAACACTTTGACATTTAAAACTCCAATCGGTTGTGTATTATATTATAACAACTTTTTCAAAAAAGTAAAGTCTTATTTTAAACTTCTTCACCGGGCTCGGGCTCTTCTTGAGCTTTCTTAAGTTCTTCCGACGTAGTTTCGTTTATTATTCTTGCATTTTCTATAGCTTCGGAACCCTTTCCAAGTCCTCTCTGCCTATTTTTATCAACAAAAAATTGATTTAAGTTTTCTGATAAATCTTTTACAGATTGAAAAAGAAGAGTTACTTGATCATTTATAAGTTCTATATATTTTTCCGCTGTACTAAGCAAACTCTCCGGATTCACATCCAGTACTCCTATGGTATTTAAACTCAAAGCAGCAACAGCTTCAGGGTTTTTTAGCTGAGGTTGGGAAAGATACCATTGTGTATCGGTCGCTCCCTCAATTAAAAGATCTTTCTGAAATGATTCTGGAATATAATGAACCCACTCTTGAAGTTGTGTTTGCTCTTCCTCTGGTGGTTGTCTTTGTTCTTCGCTTTCTTTAGCTTTTAATTGAGCTAATTGATTTTTTATATTCACATTAAAACCATCAGTGACTTGAATAACTTTAAAAAAGTCATCCCAGCCATTGTTTTGTAGAATTGATCTGAGCAAATTAACTGAAGACTCTGTAGACGATAAATTAAACATCTTTCTTGCTTCACCTGACAAGCTTAACAAGTTCTCGTTAGAAGAAGCTCCGGCAAGCAGCATCTCTAATATATTATTTCTAGTTATATCAAATTCTTTTATTTCGATATCTAATCCGGATTCACCACCCTTCACCGCTAAAACATATTTCATTCCTTCAGGGTAGTTCTGCAACGCAACCATTAAATTGCTGTAACTACCTTTTATCTTTGATTTCGGCTTTAAAAGTTTTAAGCTCATTGGCACGCCAGGATCTCCTTCTTTGTATTTAAACGCCACAATGTCTTCTATTGGCAGCCCTGCTCCCGCAGGTTCATCCACCTGATAGCCTCCCAGCAATGCCGCTAAAAACCCCTCGAAAACAAACCCTGCTGCAGAATCACCAAACGCTGTTACCACTGACGCTAAACTTTCCATAAGGATAAGAGTTGAAATAATTCTCCGTGTGGATGTAATTGTGCCTTTTGGCTCCTGCAAATTTCTTAAATATTGAATTTTACTTTCCAAGGTTGCGGGGCCTGGAAGTTGTCTGATAAACAAATTTATTTGTTTTCTTGCTTCTGAATTTGGCTTTCCCCATGCAGAACTTGGAACAAATTTTGGTAAAGCTAAAAGAAACTGTTGAGCCTTTTCTTGCGAAGATACAGCTTTTTCTCCTTGCTCTATTAATATGTTACCCTGCAAATCAGACATTTCTTCTCTGATCATTTTTAATAATTGGTTAATATTAAGCTTTTCTTTCGGAGTAATATAGTTTTCTATTATTTTTTCGATACTCATGCTTTTAAATAGTTTTCAAATCTTGGTAATTCCTAAACAATTTCATCAGCAATGCCTAATTCTATGGCTTTTTCGGCTGTTAAATAAACATTAATTTTTTTATTCATCAGTTTTTTGAGATAACTCTTCGTCATACTAGTCTCTTCAACTAAGCAATTTATATGTTGCTGCTGTAAATATCTAATTTCATCCATCTCATTTTCTAAACTATGAAGTGAGCCATGATGTGCAGCCATAACACTGTGAATCATTATACGACAATTCTTTGCAATTCGTCGCTTTCCCTTTGTTCCAGATGCCAACAGTAAAACGCCCGCCGACATCACTTTTCCCAACCCTAACGTATGGATTTCGCAGCTTTCTCGAATCATGCGCATAGTATCATAAATAGAAAACATTTCAGATGCAGCGCCACCATGAGTTGATATCAAAAACTCGATTGGCTTACATGAGATGGTTGTTTCAGAGTCTGAATCGTTTGGATCTTTTAATTTTTCTTCTAATCCAAATTCTTTCATTGCATAGAAAGCATAAACTATTTCTGATGCGACTTCTTCTTCTATTTCACCGTACAACGAAATAGTCCTTAATCTAGAGGCTTCAGACTCTTGGCTCAAAGAACTGTCAAGGATCATAAAAGGAGCTAAATCTTCAGGTTCTTCCTCAGCAGCTTTTTTATCAGCTTGTTTTAATTTTTTATTAGTTTTCTTTTTTTTAATCATTAGTTATCTTTTTTAAATTATGTTTCTTGCGCATCTTCTTTAAAGATCTTAAGAACATGGAAATCATGGTAGTCTCCACATACTTCTTAAATAAGAATGGAAAAACAGCATGCACACATAAAGCCACGCTTAATACAAAATGTCTTCGTGCATGATTAAAGTATGATAACGCATGTTCAACATAAGACATTTTACACCATTTTTTCTGAATTTTTAAATGCTTAAAAGATTTTACTTTTTAACAAAATGATCAAAAATTCGTTGCGTCAGAGTTTCTGCGAGATTCTGCTTTTTCTTCTCGGCAGAAAGTCTTTCGGCAACTCGCCTCGTTACTTCACGGGCAATTTCCTCTTCGTCCAAAGTTTCCTCAGCTTTCTCAACTTTCTCAGTTTCTTCAGATTCCTCAAGTTCTTCAGTTTCTTCAGTATCGCCACAAGTTTCTTCAAGCCCACCCAAGTCTTCTTCTTCAGGCTCTGCCTCTAATTCTGGCTCTGCCTCTAATTCTGGCTCTGCCTCTAACTCTGGTGCTTCATCACCCGCCATCGAAACATCAATTCCCGCTGCGGCCAACGTATCGACAATATTTCGAAGCAAATCCTGTCCTAGAGACTTTACTTCAGGAGAAGCTTCTACTTCAGGCTCTGGCTCTAACTCTGGCTCTGGCTCTAACTCTGGCTCTTCAAGTTCTCCAGGCTCCCCCATAGTGTCTTCAAGACCTTCTTCGTCTTCATCGCGATCATAAGGGGGCAATTCACCCATTTCATTGACCTTTTCAACAAAGCCATTCGTAAGTGGCTCTAAGGTTGCAAGCTTCATAAAACGCCGCACCGTTGCTTCTTTAAGTAGAGTCTTGTTCTTTTTCATTATACTGTCTCCTAAAAGTATGATAAATTACAAAAATAAATAGTCTCGTAAAGTTAAAAAGTCTTAATATTCCTATATTTTTTAATTTAAAATGTCTTTAAAATTTGTTTTAAAACTTTTTTTATAGCGTTACTTTCAATTTGTTTAATTCTAACGAAACTAACACCAATCCTTTTTGAAACCTCTCTCAATGTCATATTGCCATTTTTTTCAATTGCAATAATCGTGCAATTCAAATCTTCACCATAACTAATCCAATGCCTACAACTCTTTACTGGGCAAGTTATTTCACTATTTTTACACATATCATAACATTTCATATATCTAATTCTCCTTCCGCAATTATATCAAATATTTTATCGACTTCACTTTCATCCAAAGCAAATTGTTTTTCAATCTCTTGGCCATCTAAAATGAGTTTTTTAGATTTCTTTATCTTTAGTTTGCTTTGTTTTCTTTTCAATTCTTTATATTCATTAATTATTTCTAACATACGATCATCCTTTTCTAAATACTTTTTTATTGCCATCCTAAAAAACTCGTTTTGTTTTATGCCATCATAATGCAAACGAATTTTTAAATCAGCATGAACTTTGTCTAATTCTTCAAAACAAATCTTTTTAAGATCTTTTCCGTAATTGGTCTCGGACATCAGTTTGCTTCCTCTGGGAAGTTTAAATAAGCAAACTCGCCTTGAAGCTCCATGGCTTTTATATCATATGCCATAGCTGCTTCCTCTTCCGTAGCGTGCACGCCTAGATCAATGTGCTTTCTTTGGTGTATCAGTTGGGCTCTCCACGGCTTTTTAAATTCATTAATCATAGTACAAGCTTTCTTTCTATAAGTTACGCCTTTGTACTTTGAAGACGGGGCGCGATCCCTATAGGTTCTTGATTTGCCTCGCCATCGTACATTCTGGGCATTGGTACATATACGAAGGTTCGCTTTTCTATTGTCTAGCGTGTCACCGTTAATATGGTCTGTAGACATGCCTTTCGGAGTGTTCATAATAAAACGATGCAGATAGGTTTGGGGACGACGACTCATTCTAATATAAGCACGGTTGTAGTCTTCTCGCCAAAGCGCGCGCCAAGTATGTTTGTTTACTTTATCCCAGTCTTCAGCATCTATGATTACTGTAAGCTCTCCTTGAGTTGGATGTACTACTTTTATTTCTTTCATCTTATCTCCTCATAATATGAGCAGAACTCTCTGTCTGTCCTGCGCTTGTCTGGCGAATAAAATTAGCTTTTGCTTGCAACTCCGTTAAATTTCTGGCTCCTGTGTATGAAAATCCACTGCGAATCCCTCGCTCCAATTCTCTAAGGACAAACTCAACTGAGCCTTTATAAGGAATCGTCGTCGATACACCCTCAAGCGATGAAGTCTTACCTCTCCAATCCATTTGAGCTTCCTTACTGGCCATGCCTCTGTAAACTTTATATTTTTTTCCATCGACACTTGTAAAAGTTTCTCCAGGCGATTCATCCGTTGCTGCTAACATAGACCCCAACATCACAAAATCTGCTCCCGCAGCTAATGCTTTAACAACATCTCCGGAAGTTTTAAAACCCCCGTCAGCAATTAAAACAGCATCCCTATCAGTTTTTGCACAATCCATTATTGATTGGAGAGTCGGAACACCATGCCCAGTCTGAATTCTCGTTGAACAGATAGATCCACCACCGACTCCAACTCGAATACTATCAGCACCCCAATCTGCAAGATCGTTAAATGCTTCAAGAGTAGCCACATTTCCAGCCATAACGTGAATGTTTTCGCCATGCTCATCTTTTAGATTTTTAATTGCTCTTTCAACTAAAACATGATGGCCGTGTGCAACGTCGATGCAAAGAATAGACGCTCCGGATATGATACAAGCACGAGCACGTTCTTCAAAATCATCAGATACTCCAATGGCTACAGCAACTTTATCAATTTGATTGTAGAGGCTCTCAATCATTCTCTGTTGGTCGTCAATAGTATTATATCTATGTATAACCCCTAAACCTCCGCGAGAGGCCATTGCGAGAGCCATCTTTTCTTCTGTTACTGTGTCCATTGGGCTTGAAATAAGAGGTAAACGAAAGTGCTGATTTGTGAGATCGCTTCCAATATCTACCTCTGATCTATTTTTTATATTTGAATACCGTGGCTTTAAGAGAACATCGTCAAAACAAATTGTTTCTTGAATTTGTTTTTGAATTAAACCGTCACTATTAATTATCACTGTTGTCCTCCGCAATTGCCTTCTGGATGTCTTTTATTTGTTGTAATGCCGATTCCCAACAAGAAGGGCAATACAAATTAACTTTATTTTCTTTTTCTCTAACGACAACATACCAAGCTTTTACCATGTCTTTGTTTGTCTTGTCAAATTTTTCTTCACAAATTAAACACTTATCGTCTAAGCTCCCAAACATGGCTGTCTTCGTCGCCATCTCTTTTTCAGCTAATTTCTTTTTTTCTTTTACCTGTTGTCTTTTTATCTTTCTCTCAAAGCTACTCATCTTAAACTCCTGTAGATCCGAAACCTCCAGATCCTCTTTTAGTTGAAAGATCTGATGGGTCGATTAATGTTTCTATAACTGGCTTGGTGACAATTGGAACCAAAACTGCTTGAGCTATTTTTTGTCCTGGTTTAAGAACTTGAGTCTGATTTCCTATATTATGCAAATTTACAAATATTTGCCCTGTATAGCCCGAATCAACAACACAAGCACCAACAAGCAATCTTTGTTTAAATGCAATTCCTGATTTATTTTTAATTTCAAGCATGTGATTCTTTGGAATCATTGCTTTTAGACCAGTTGGCACTAAACATGTTTCACCAGCAGCAATCCACAATTCATTCTTATCCATTCCCCACCGACAATCCAAAGAACTGTCAGCTTCTGGACAATAAAACAAATCCATGCCAGCATCACTTAAATGTTCTCGAACTGGCAACTTTGCATTTTCACATATTTTATAAAACCTTAACTGATCGCTCATTTTTTACACCTTATAAATAGTTTTTTAACCTATCAATTTTAAATTAAAATATATGGATCTTGTAGAAAATCCCCACTGCTCATCATAATTTAGTTTTGCCATATAGGGTCGATTGACATAAATTTTATCTTTCTTTTTTACCCCCCAACACTTAATTTGAACTTGTGTGCTGTTTGAATCGGTGACATTTAAAATCCAGTAATCATGCCCATTTTTAGTTTTCTTTTCAATAATCTCCCTTGGAATAAACCATACCAACTCAAGATCTGGATCATATTCAGATATTGGAGGAATGTATAGCTCCTCAAGCTTGTTTTTTATATCATCATTCAAAACCAAGTGTATCGGAAAATACCCAGTCAACTCAGAAAGATAAAATATTTTTTCTTCAACTGTAAAATCCCCCTCGTCTCGATATGTTTGAATATTCTCAGTAAATTTTTTGACAGTTTTTGGCCTATCGGCAATTGCGGCAGACCAAAAATGTTTCATCCCGGTAAATCTATGATCCATAAGGTGGTTCAAACCACCAGATCGACAAAGTACGTCCAATCCCTTTTTATTTAATTTACTATAAACAATATCCTTGTGAAACAATAATTCATCAATTGAGTTAAACGGTCTATGTCTTAATATTTGTTCAATAGCTTTATCACCAAGGCCTTTAACCGATGTCAAAGGCTGAATCAATGTTTTAGAATCTTCTCCGATATCCCAAACAGTGCCCGATGTATTTATATCTACAGAGGCAATATTAAATCCAAAAGATCTGGCGATGTTGATCGCTTTTTCTTTTCGCCTCTCAGGTTCTTTATCGAGGAAAGCGGCCATCCACTCAGAGGGATAGTAATTAAGAAGATAGGCGCACTGATAACTAAGAATGCTGTAGCTGACAGCGTGGGACTTATTAAAGCCGTAGCCTGAGAAGTACTCAAATGTTTGCCAGAGTCCTTCAGCATCGCCCTGTGATAATCCCTTAGTGAGACAACCTTTGAGGAACTTTTTATAAATTTTTGTTTTTTTCTTTTCATGGTCTCCTGTACCTTTCTTGGTTAATAGTTTACGAAGTGTATTCCCTTCGTCGAGTGAGATGTTTTCTCCTAGTTTATGAGCTAGAAGAGCGATCTGCTCTTGAAAAATAAGAAATCCGTATGTTTCTTTAGTAACGTCTCTCACAATGTCGTGCAAATATGAAATATCACTTGGTCGTCTCTTGGCTTCAACATAATTCTGATCCACCTTGGCACTCAAAGGACCTGGGCGATAAATAGAAGTGATAGCCGATATGTCAATAATACTCATTGGTTTCGCTCTCTTGCAAAAATCTTGAGCGCCCTTTTCTGTAAACTGAAATATTCCTGCCCATCTCCCTTCATGAAAGATATTTTTATAAATATTTTGATCATTGAAATTAATCTTATTTGGATGAAGGTGCTCGTTATAATATTTTTTTACCTGTTCAAACGTCGGGTTCTCAACGTCATGATGTCTTCGAAGAATATGGGAAATTGCATCTTCAATCATCCGCAGGGAAGCCAACCCAAGAATATCAAATTTAATAAAACCTAAAGGTTCTAAATGTCTGACGTTTTGGCCCTCGCTCCATGGAGTTTGGCGAACCCCCCCACTATTAACCAACGGCATCCACTTGTCTAACTCTTCACCAATTACTACACCGCCTGCGTGGCGGGATACAGAGCGAACCTGTCCAAGCAACGCCTCAACGTGCGTTTTAACATTAGGATATTTGTTTAAGAAATTCTTGAGAGTCTGAGAATATTCCATTACTTCTTCAAATGTTGGTGTATAAACGCCAGCTTTGATGCCATGAACTTTTTTCGCAATCGGTGTTGCTTCAGCCAACATTTTGCCAGTAACTGAATTAACCTCAACAAAAGGAATATCATAAAACTTAGAAACATCTTTAATAAGAGAGCGCAGTTGAAGCGTGTTATAATTCGAAATAGGCACAACTGTCGAATCTCCCCATTCTTCGATCAACATTTCTTTAAGCTGCATCGGATTTGACACATCATAATCAATATCAGGATAATCAACTGCATCTTTACGCAAAAAACGAGAAAATAAAAGACCATGCTTAATTGGATCGACCTGTGTGATATCCAAAACATAAGCAACTAGTGAACCAGCAGCCGAACCGCGTCCTGGTCCTGTGAGTTGCACAGAAGACGCTTTTTTTGCAACTGCGGTCATTGTTAAGAAATATTTAGCAAACCCTCGATCTTTGATTGTTCTAAGCTCTTCTTTAAGACGCTCAATATATTCCTGGTCCTTTTCTAGTTTTTTGCCTTTTAACCCAAACAAACACTGCTCAGTTAAAGCTTGTATATCTGTTTTACCAGCAGGTACAATAAACTTTGGAAGTCTGACTTCGTTGTCTGGCATAAAATTTTCAATTATGTCATGTGCGATATAATCGGTGCGCTCAATTGATTCTCGAACCAAAGCATCATCATAATTTGTATCAAGCTTCTCAGAATACGATTGATAAGATTCCCACATCTGTTCGCCATTCTTTGGATAAAGCTCGTAACCGATCTCCTCAACACTAGAAGGTAACTCCTGCGACATATATTCTGGTAAGCCGCCTTTGCCTAACCACCCAATACGTTTATAAAGCTCTCGGTCTTTCCAAGCATCAGGGCTTGGATAATGGCTGTCAGCAGTAGAGATGAGCTTAACATCAAACTCACGACAAACTTGAATAATATACTTGTTGAGTTCGTGCTGCGCCGGGATGTTGTTCCATTGTAATTCTCCATACCAATGTTCTCCAAAAATTGATTGCATTCGCCGGGTGGTTTCACGCATCGCATTTAGAATAGCAGCCTCAGCCAATTCACCGCTGTCACGATTGTCCCAGTAATCACCAGCGTAAACACCACCCAAGCAAGCACTGGAAGCAACAACTCCATCACCATAACGAGAAAGAAGCTCATAATCGATGCGAGGATATCTATAAAAATTTTCACTTTTGTAGCTCTCCGATATGAGTTTAAATATGTTATTCAATCCTGTTTGGTTCTTTGCAAGCAGTATTAAGTGGTTCCTTTTTTTAAGAATGTTAGTAATTTTCTGCTTAGAAGCCTTTTCATCTTCGATACTTAAGGATATCTCATTTTTTGTTTGTTTTTTTTCTTTTTTTACCCTTTCATATTCTTCTCGCCACAAATCTAGTGATGGCAAGAAATATGCTTCAACACCAAAAATTGGTTTAAAATTTTCTCCGTTCGCTTTAAGTTTTTTTGCGTGGAGCACCTGATAAGGCAAGCCATTCATTTGTCCATGATCTGTTAAAGCAAGTGCATTACCACCATTTTGAAGAACAAATTCTATATGATCTTGTGGATATCCAAGACCATCATTCACACTAAGTCCACTGTGCGCATGAAGACCAACAAAAGGTATTTTTTTAGACACAACATTTCTCCAATTATAGTTCTAAGTTAACACAATAATTACTTAAAGTCAAGTAATGTTTTTAAAATATTAATAATCGTTCCCAATTGAATTCCATTCACGATAATTTAAAATGTGTTTCGATGGAGCATGAATATTTTTTCGATCTTCTGATGCTAAAAAATTACAATAACCTTCCCAACTATCAATATTATGATACCAAGTAACTTCACTAATAAACGCATTTGTTAAGTCCAATGGTTTAAAAACTTGATCGAGCGTGAAAAACCTAGCTGAATATCTTTCATGCAATGGAAGTGTTTCTTTAGGTATTCCGCCATCTTTATTTGTAATATATTTTCCTGTTGCCTGCTTTCTTAGATTCTTTCTAACTTTAATAAAATCTTCTGAATTAAAAGTAAAAGCTAGATATTCATTATTTTTAATTGTTTTACCACAATATGACAATGCAAATGCTTTATCACTTGATATATTTTTCCTGTATTGTCTTAAAAATTCTACTGGATATACTCCATATGGAAAAGTAGCATAATATCGATCAGGTATTACCCATTTACTGATTTTTAAACTGATATTATAAGCCGACAATGCTCCATATAATACACTCCAAGCTAAACAATCTCTCTTATCTCTATCATTTGGATGAACCGGAACATAAAATATAGGTATTTGTTTTCTATTTTCAGAGGGTCTAGAATCATGTTTTCTAAAAGCCCAAACTGGATCATTAATGTAGTCACCAAGTCGATGACGAATCAATGGCTGTATATCATCATTACAAACAATCCAAATAGTTTCACAGCCAGCATAAGCACATTCAAGAACTGCTCTTTCAATCGCTAAATAATCTGATGCGAGCGGCATACAACAATCGTGCCATGGAAAATTAAATTCCATTGGCTGACCTGCTAGTGGAATAATTCCAGCAAGATGATAAGAGCTTATGTTTTGTTCACTATTTTCCATCTTCAACTATCATTTCGTTTAATTTACTTAAATAATTTCTTGGAGGCTTGTATGAATTATAAACTTCTTCTTCAGTTCTGTAATCAAAAAAAAGATTACTCGTATTTTTGTATGAATCCATTTTTATTTTTTGTATTTCTCTCCAGGAAGTCTCTATCTTTAAAGCGTAGTATTTATACTTATCTGGATTTGAAGCGTCTTTTCCATTTCTCGCCCCTTTGATTCCAGCGTCTTTCATCATTGAAAGCGTTTTAAATTTTACATATGTATCAGAATAATCAAAATTGTTTATTTGTTCTTCGTTTAGATAAGATATTGAAACTGCATCTTTTCTATTTCTTGAGCCATCAAATCTTTTAGATGGGTAAAAGAATATTTCATTAACGAATGTATCGTTACCTTGTATATATGTAAATGGATGTGACATACCAGACTTTACATCGACCCAATCTATTACTCTATAATTTTTTTGTTGTTTGATAGGGAGTCCTAATCCAGCTACATTCGTATCATCAAAAATTCTAATTTTATCAAACTTAAATTTTACCATTCTTGAATTTTTTGTAAAAAGTTTTATAATATTATCATCGCTATATATTCTTATTGAAGCAGCATTGTTTGAAACTGGTGTCAAGCCTGACAGACTTAAAATAAAGCTTAGCCTCTCCCAAACTTCCAATTTTGATGTTCCAACCATCTTTGTAAGTGTTGGAGATCTTAGTTTAAATTCATATTGTTCAACACTAAGTTTTGAAAGATCAAAGTTGAAATCAAAAAATTCAAAAAATTGTGGCTTTTTCAATTCACAAAAAATTATTGGCTTTGAATTAAAATAAGAATATGTTAAAGCATTTAAAGAACTTCCAATAACAATCTCATCGAATTCATAAACATGATTTCTCATTAACAACCAGGAATCTCTTCATCAATTACCCTATCTAGCTTTCTCAAGATTCTTCTATAGAATCTTTTTATTTTACGAGAATATCTCATACCCTTTTGACTTGCATTCGGACCTTTGCATCTAAACCCCGCATTGTAGCCACACAAACCTATTTTTAATTCATTTCTACCATATTTGTACACCCAATAATTAAGAATTTTAGCACCTTCCCAAATACTGATTACAGGATCTTTTAACATCTTACAAGTTAATTTAGGTTTAGTATACTGCGGAAGTACTTGTGTCAAACCACAAGCTCCACTTCTACTAACCGCACTTGGAACCCAGCGGCTCTCATAATGAATTAGCGCAATCAGCATCTCAGGCTCAATTTTATGATGGTGAGAAGCTGCAACCACTGTATCCATATGTTTGCAAGCGGTTTCATGATTTGGCATGCTCAATGCCATAATAACTGTACATAAAAGTTCTGCGTATGTCATCTGTTACTTAACACTCCATAAATATAGTTTTCCAACACAAGATAAAATGTGTATTCGTTAATTTCCATTTCCTGTATCATATTTCTTTCAACAAGAATTATATCTCCCTTTGATACAGCCGTTATGGAACAACTAGGAGATGTTTCCTTAACGACAGCTGTTACAAAAGAATCTTCTTGAGGTTTATAATCGTCTGGTAAAAGTATACCAGAAGTAATTTCTTCTTTTTTTTCTTTTTTAATTGGTTCGATAAGAAGATATCGATTCCTTGGACTAAGTTTCATATTTCACTCCTGGTTAATAAAACAATATATCAATTAATTACTAAAATGTCAACCACATTTTGCATATCCACATGCATTGCACGTTACACAGCCGTCTTGATAAATCAAGCCAGATTCAACGTTGCAAGATGGACACGCCTTATCTGAATGTGCTGGATCACCATCTTCAATATAATTTTTAAGAATTCTTGCAAGACAACGAGAAAAGCTAAACATATCGCTATCTTTATCCTTCTGAAGCTGTTCAACTAAAAAGCTTGGTTTTGCTCCGTATCGGAGGGCCAAAGATATCATTCGAGTGAAGGCCGAATTGTTTGGATTATCAAACACCTTTACCACATCGCGAACAATCATCGCATCTCCATTTCTACCAACTTCTAAATCGTAACGATTGTTTTTTGTTTTAAATTTAACCTTTGTCAAATCGCCCTTTATTAAACTCTTTGGGATTTCTATTAAATTTGAAAGGCCACCCATCACTTCGTATGGCTTTCCTGAAAGTTTACCAACAAGAATTGTCCATTTTTCACCCTTAATAGTTGTATGGTGAATATCACAATCAAGAATTTCAGGACGGGGGAACTCTTTTGATGAAACAAACTTTTTATTTTTGTATTCTTTATTAGTTATAAGGACACCAGAACGAGATCCATCTACATAGACAGTGATACCTTTTAAACCCTTTTTCCATCCGAGAAAATAAAGATCCGCTACAGTTGCTGGAGCAGTCCCTTCAGGCAAGTTTATAGTTGAACTAATTGAATGATCAATATGCTTTTGAATTGAGGCTTGTACTTCAATTCTTTTTTGCCAGTCAATCTGGTCACTTGTTACAAAGAAATCTGGTAACTCTATTCCCTTATTTTTTGCTTTATTTAGCCAACTTTCAACGTTATGATGAAAAACTTTATATTCAAGCCACTTATCACCTAATTCATCAATAAAATCTGGCTTTACATCTTTCTCATCGTGAGAAAGTTTTCTGCGACGAGTATAGCTGTTCCTAAAAACTGGTTCAAGTCCAGAACTTGTTTGAGACATTATTGAAACTGACCCGGTTGGTGCATTAGTTAAAATTGAAATATTTCTACGTCCAAACTCCTCCATCATTTTTTTTATATGATCGGGTAATGCCTGAATAAATGCATTATCTTTTTCTTTTTCCCAATCAAATACAGGAAATGCTCCTCGCTCCTTAGCAAGATTTATACTTTCGAGATACGCAGAATCTCTCAAAGTCTGATAAATCTTTTCTATTACA